CCGGACGTTTTCTCCAATAGCGACAATGAGTTAGGTGCAATTTCGGCCAGAAATCGGGCGAAACGGCCACCCTTGTGCGACTCGTGGAAACCGAGCAGCTTGGCAAGTTCTTTGCGGACGTAGCCGCGCTCACCGGTGGTGAGCACGGCCGCTTCGCATTCGAGGTTGTCAAAGCGGACGATGCCGTAGTGGCTGGCAGTGTGAAGAGTTGCAGTCATGGCAGCCTCCTTATTGAGCCCAGGACGGTTTGCCCGTCACAGGTGCGCGTTGCGGGGCTGGCGCTTGAAACGCCGGTGCGGGTTGCGCCGGAGCGCCGGAATTGCCACCACCAGGATTCGCCTTGGCAGGAACACCCATCAACTTGGCGTAATCCGGGTGGTCGGGCTCGACTGCGACCTTGACCACGTTGCGGTCTTGGCCCTTGCTGTCCTTCTCGATGTCCACGCGGGCCAGGAACTCCAGACCATCGAGTTCGTGAAAACCCGTGATGCGGCGCGCGGCGGCGGCCTGCGGACTGTTGTCCTGCGGGTGGACGTTGCGGGCGCTGTTGAGCGCAGCGCGGATGAAGCTGCGCCCCATCTGGCCCCAGGTCGGCCCCTTGGGGGAGTACAGCCCGATGTTCGACCACAGCTTGCGTTTCGCGTACTCACCGCCGGTGATCACGAACTCCGCAGCGAGGTACACGGCCCCAGTGTCAAAAGACTGGGTGGCGTAGCCGCCCGTCCAGCCCTGGCTCTGGTCGTCATAGCCGCCCGGTTTTACGGCCATGCGCATTGGCGCAATGACGCCCTTGGGGATCAAATCGAAGCCGGACTGTTGGGGGTCGGCATCCTGGAAATCAAAATAGTTAGAAGACATGGCGATTACTCCTTGGATTCGGTGGTGTTCTGGGTGGCAGCGCTGGGTGCAGGGAGAGAGCCCGCGCACTTGGCGATCAGCGCGCCGAGATGCGGCGGCTCCAGTAGGTCGAGACGACCGCTGCGGTCTTTGGCCGGGAAGCCGTAGGGATTGACGGTGTGCGTGACGAAGGCGCGGTAAGAACTACCGTCCTCGGCCTTGATCTCGGCCAGGGTCACGACTTCGTCGACGATGCCGGGCAGCTCCAGGCTGGTCTTGCTGCCTTCGATCTGTGGCACGAACACCTTTCGGTTGAAGTCGTCGAGCCGCTCGTCGAGGATGGCGACGAACACCACGTTTTTGCCCCGGGCATGCTGCAGATGGGTCAGCGCACCGATCATTTCTTGGCCGAGCAGCCCGTAGGCCGCGCGTAGATCGGGTTTGCCGGAACGGTCGCTGACCGCGCCGGGCTGCGTCTTGCACCACACAAAACACTGCCGCGCCAACTGTGTGATCGAGTCCAGAAAGAAGGTCTGGTAGCGATCAAGCTGCCCAGCGTCCCCAAACTTCTCGATGACGTGGTCGTAGTGCGCCTGCGAAAACGCGCTCTCTGGCGGCAACGACTTGTCCGGGCCCGCGAGGAACACGAACAGATCGCGGCTTTCCGTCCACGACTTCAAGCGGATGGTGTCGCCCTGCCAAGCAGCGACAGCTAAATCGCCAGACTCGTAGTCAAGAAACAGCGTGGTTGCGGGATCAAGGTCTTTGAGCCGGGACGTCTTTCCGATACCGGACTTGCCAAGCATCAGCAGCTTCACGCCCTTGCGCTCAGCCATCCTCTCAATGGCGGACACGATGGGGAGCCGTTTCATGCTGCACCCCCATCGAGCGTCAGGGTGATGGTCGGCTTGCCTTCCTCGACAGTGCGGGCGGCGGCGAACTGCTGCTGCAATGCGGGGGGCCAGTTGATGTACCGGGACTCGGACACCGACAACTTGATGTCGATGTAGTCCTCGACCTTGTCGCCCGAGGCCACGATGCGCTCGGCCATTTCCTTGAGGATGGGCTGGCTCCAGCTCACCTTCTTGGGAAGTTCGTACTTGACATGCAGCGCGCCTTCGCTGACGTGGGCAGTCCCGAAGTCGCGGCCGGAGTCACGCAGGACTGTGCGTGCCTGCTCGCCGTAGCGCTGGAGCTTGGCGGCGTCCAGCTTGGCCCGCAGCGGCTTGAGAAACGCAATGGCCTCGTCGACATTGCGCTCGGAGTCCAGAAAAACCTGGATCGGAGCGGCCGCCAGTTGAGCGACGGTCATGTTCGCGAGGTCGGCCGGGTAGAGAGTCAGTTCTTTCATGGCTGCTCTCCTCAAACCGGCACGCGTTCGGACGTCGAGGCGTAGACGTGGCGCTTCTCGAAATCGAGCACGCCGTTCTCGCCATCGAGGGGATAGGCCACCTTCTTCGAAAACTTGTTGAAGACAGGGCCCCGACCCATGCCACGCCAGCGCGTGAGCGTCTTGGGGGACATCCCCCACCGATTGGCGAGTTCGATCTCGCTGAGGAACCGCCGCTGTGAAAGCGTTGCGATTTCAGGGGTGGGCGTCGAATTGAATCCGACGCCGGAATTGAGGCCCGGTGTGCCACCGAAGCCTCCAGACATTGCCATTGAATAGGCCATTGCCGTGCTCCTTCCCGTTCAGGGATTGGGGCGCGACCGGTGGCCAGTCCTGTACTGGCCGTTGACGCCGGTTCACGCCTTCATCGGGGAAGGCGCTACATCCGGCGTAGCAATGGCAACATTTGGCGTAGCGGAAACTTTTTTGCGTGCTCCCTCGCTACCCGAGTGACGCAATCAACCGGCGTTGCTCATCCCAGTCCAAGGGCACCGTGGCCCGCCAGATGGCCTCCAGGGACACCGCCCGGGACAGCCGTCCTTCGTAGGCAGCCTGGACAATGTCGGGAGAGAGAAGTGCCAAGCGCAGGAAAACGTTGACCGTCGAACGATGGATACCCTCGCGTTCGGCGATCTCGGTACCGCTGGACACCGCACCGCTGTCAATCAGTTGTTGCCAATAGATGCCGCGCCCCAGGGCCTTGAGCAGCGGCTGATCCTGTTCGGGGGCCAACACCGGCGTTTCAGTGACGGCAATTGGCTGGCTGACCCCGTCCGGGGCCACGATCACTTTCTTGATGCCCCGTTTCTTGAAATGAAACGGCACAAAGGTGGTGATCCGCACGCCGCCACCTTCCAGTGGATGGCGGCGCTCATGGGGTTGTCCATCACCAACCAGCCTCTTGGACGAACGGTTCATGACGCCACCTCCATTTCCTGCATCTCGCCACCGATGCTGCCCGGGCTCAGTTCACCGGCCAACTCCCGCCAGCCGGATTCGCGCCAGACGATATCGACGCCGTCGGAAAGGAGCTGGACGCGTTCGATCAGCAGTGCGACCAATCGCACCTGCTCGGCAGGAAACAGTTGCCTCCAGACATCGCCGAGGCGGCGCATCGCCAGCACGGTGGTCGGTTCGTCGATCTCCGGGTATTGGCTGCGCACCGTGTTCCAGACCCCCTGGATGCTTTCGGGCGACTGGAGCGCCCCCACCAGCAGGTTCACCACCACTTCCTCGATCTGGTCGGCCGGAATCATCCCGGTGGCGCTGCTGCGATAGCCATACCGGTTATCAGCCTTGGGGATGTAGTACCGGTACTTCTTTCCCGACGGCTTCTTGCTATAGGTGATGTGGTACTTGCCACCGTCGGGGCCGTACATCAAGCCACGCAACAGCGCATCGGTCTTGTGCCGGGTCTGCGTTTTGCCCATGCGCTGGTGAGCATCCTCGGCGAGGATGGCCTGCACCCGATCCCAAAGCTGGCGGGTGATGATCGGTTCGTGCTGACCGGCGAAAACCGTGCCCTTATGGCGAATCTCGCCAATGTAGATGGGGTTGCGCAGGAGCTTGGAGAGGTACTTTTTGTCCATTGGCGTGCCGTTGCGTACGCGGCCGTCCTTCAGGCGGTTGGGCTTGGTCGTGATGCCCTCCAGCGACATCTCCCGGACGATCTCGGTAATGGACTGGATCTCCGTGAAGCGCGTGAAAATGCGCCGGATGGTTTCCGCATCTTTTTCCTCGATGACCAGCTTTCGATCCTTCGCCTCGTAGCCCAGCGGCGTGTAGCCACCCATCCACAGGCCCTTGCGCTTGCTGGCGGCGATCTTGTCGCGGATGCGCTCTCCGGTGACCTCCCGCTCGAACTGGGCGAAAGACAGCAGGATGTTGAGCATCAGCCGCCCCATTGACGTGGTGGTGTTGAACTGCTGGGTCACCGACACGAACGACACCTTGTGCCGCTCGAACACCTCCACCAGCTTGGAAAAATCGGTCAGGCTGCGCGTCAGGCGGTCAATTTTGTAGACCACCACGATTTCGATCTGGTCGGCAATGATGTCGGCCATCAGGCGTTTCAAAGCCGGGCGTTCCGTATTGCCGCCCGAGTAGCCGCCGTCGTCGTAGTCGTCGCCCACCGGCAACCAGCCCTCGGCGCGCTGACTGACGATGTAGGCTTGGCCCGCCTCGCGCTGGGCATCGAGGGAGTTGAAGGACTGGTCGAGGCGCTCGTCGGTGGAGACGCGGGTGTAGACGGCACAGCGTTTTTTGGTCACGACGGCGTTCATTTGTCACCTCGCTTCGGCTTGTTCTTGGTGATTCCGAAAAACAGTGGCCCCGACCACTGGGTGCCCGTTATGTGGCGTGCCACGGCAGACAGGCTCTTGTAGCGGCGACCCTCGTATTCAAAGGTGCCGTCGGCCTGCGCAGTGACGCGGTGCTCGCGGCGGTCGAATTCGCGCACCAGTACCGTGCCGGGTACGACCTGGACTTCGACCCCGCGCTGGGTCTTGATCCGAGATTGCGCTTCGCCGATCCGGGCCATCTGGGTCTGGACGACCAGCTTGGTACCGAAAGCTTCTTCCTGGATCTTGTAGGCGACGCGGCCTTCGACATAAGCCCGGTTGTTATGAGGGGGGCGGCGCGGGAAATACTTGTCCCAAAGTGCCCATAAGTCATTCATTGCCAACTTGGGCAAATTGGTGATTTGCGCCGCCAGGGATGGGGCGACTGTCGATACATTCATTTGCAAACTCCTTCTGTAGACGGGTTTGTATGAACGCGCTCGGGTGCCGAGAAGCCAAGTGAAATATCGCTTTCTCGGGGCAGAGTTGAATGCAATCGCGCGATGGCGGCCGCGATAATTTCTGCGGCTTCGCGCGCTCTTTGGCGTGGCGACATCAAGTCAGGGAGTGTTTGTTCGACGATCATTTCGGTAACCAGTAAAGTTGTCAGACCGTCGGTAAGAATATGCACACAAGGCGGTCGGGGTATCCCGTTTCGGCGTGCATCAGATAGGGAGCGCGAGATTTCGATCAGATTCTTTGGGGCTGCGTTGATCGTCCTGGCGGCGTGCAGCGCCAGCGCCGAAACCATCTCGGGCCGAGTGGTCGGTGTGACCGACGGCGACACCATCACCGTGTTGGATGCAGACAAGACACAACACAAGATCCGCGTTGCGGGCATCGATGCCCCAGAGAAGGCACAACCCTTCGGCCAGCGTTCGAAGGCATCAATGTCCACCTTGGTATTCGGCAAAGAGGTCGAAGTGGTGGCTGGCAAACACGACCGCTACGGACGCACCGTTGGGAAGGTGCTGGTGGCTGACCCAAGCTGCCAATCCAGTCCGTGCGCCAAGACACTGGATGCAGGCCACGCATGGCCGTGATTCACTTGGTCTTCCTCCTTGGCGCCGCCTGGCTGCTGGCCGTGGCGCTGGTCATCACCGTGCGTCAGCCTCCAAGTCGCCGAACCGAACGCGGGGCAGACGTGCCTGCGTTCAAGCCAGACCCTGCAAACCACCCAATCGAGGCCGACACCCCACCGCCTCGGCACACCGTCCGCGATTGACCCGGCGCCTGGCGAGTCCAGGCACAGATCAACGCGGACGGTCGTGCATACCGACAGACATCCGCACGGCCGTCCTCTCCGGTATCCACC